ACCGGTTATTACTCGTGTGATTGCACCAGTTACACCTTAATACTGATTCGGCAGCTTAATAGCTGCCTTCTTTTTTGGAGATATAACATGGCTCTTGAAGTCAATATTCAAAGAAATAAAGACGTTAGTTTGTGGCGCGAATATAAAGATGAAGAAGGTAATGTACTTGCTGAGTTCAAAATCCGAGGCATTGGATATAAGCCTTATCAAGTAGCTTTAGAACGTGCGAATAACCAAATCACAGCTAAAGGATTTGATGTTGCTAAAGCTTCACCCGATGACAAACTCTTTCATGAATTACTATTGGAAGCAGTTGCATGCCATTTAATTGAAGACTGGAAGGGTGTTGTATTTGTCGAAGAAGGTCCTAATGGCGAACAGTTAAAGTCCGAACCTGCATACAATGCAGAGAACGCTACGAAATTGCTTAACATGGGCGATTTAGGAGTTTCTCTCTGGTCTTTTATTCGAACTGAATCAGAAAAGATTCAATCAGAAGCGAACCAATATCGAGATGATATTGTGGGAAAGTCACAACCCTCTACACCTACGCGAACAAGTACGCGGGGCTCACGGACCACGAAAAAAAGCAAAGAGAAGCCCTTGGTGTAAAGCTTCCTGATGCGCCTGACTATTCTTATGTTGCTAATGCCATCCTGTCTGCATATAACACCATTGCAAGATCTAGACGCTATGAACAAGGTGTTCCTCTGGCGTTAGATATATCTTCAATCAATGCTTATGTAGAGCAATATGATTTACCAGTTGAGCGTTACATCTTTAATGACTGTATCTTTACGCTTGACGATATGTTCTTGGATGAGGCGCATAAGAAGGCGACGCAACGAGCGACGAAGACTTAAATGCTGACGTGCGATACTTAACTGTGAACAAGCGACGGGATGTAACGCGATTGATGTTACATAATACGCCTATGCCCTTGACATTCCCGTTAAAATTCCTTATTGACAGGAATGTCATTATCAAATATTCTATCAATGTAGTCGCAGCGCGGTATAAATACACCACGCCTAGATTGAGGTACGATAAACACTGCGATAATCGTAAACGTATTGTAAATACGTTGCCTCTAGGTGCCGAATACAATATTAATTATAACCCTGCTTATCTTTACCACCTCTTATCAAGTCTAAACTTATGGAATTGCCAGCTATGGATAATCTTTTTTTATTTGATGAAAAAAAGTTGACCCAAGCAGCAGCTTTTTTTCTGTTTAAAGCTAATGGACATTTGCCAATTCTTAAGCTCATGAAATTACTTTATATTTCTGAAAGAGAGTCTTTTAGAAAATTTCATCGCCCATTTATTGGAGATAGTTTAGTTTCCATGAGGCATGGTCCTGTTTTATCAATAACATATAATGTTATGAATGGGGCTGTTCGTCATCAAGAGTTTTGGAATGAGTGGATATCTGATCGCTCAAATAATGAAGTTGCATTAAGAGATAAGAGTATGATTCGAAGCGAAGATGATTTGCTTGAATTGAGTGATAATGATATCTCTTTATTAAATAATGTATGGCAACAATTTGGGCACTTATCAAGATGGGATTTAGTTGATTGGACTCATACTCATTGTCCAGAGTGGAGTGATCCTGGTGCAAGTAGCACTCCAATTCGCTATGATGATTTATTCTCTGCATTGGGATTTAATCAAGAACTTCAGAAGCATATTATTGAAGATATGGAATCTGAAGTTAGAATGAATCAGGAAAATGAAAACTTATGTTGTTAGGATGCTGATTACTAATGAACTGGGAAGGTAAAGTTGGGGATGCTTTTTTTCGTCCAGATGGCTTAAAGGACCATCTGAATGTTGTACTATTTGACCCAAGTAAATACACTCAACTTGGTTATGGTAATAAAATTTGCATTGTAAGAGTTAACATCACAACACTCTATGTGGATAAGTATTACGATTCAGCCTGTATAGTTAAAAAAGGCGAACATCCTTTTGTTCAGCATGACAGTTATGTGCTTTATCGAAAACTTGAAATAGAAGATTTTGAACATGTGATAAACTGTGTTAACGATGGTCCTTGGCGTCCAGCCGATCCGGTAAGTGCAGAATTGTTATTAAGAATGCAACGGGGTGTAAACATCTCTGGAGATACTCCTAGAAAATACAAAGTTCACCTTCCTGAAGTTGATGCAAATAATCAAACTGAATAACCACCCTAGGTGGTTTTTTATTGCGCCTTTATTAACCAGTTGTTAAATGGAGGCATTGTTAAAATCACAATGCCTCCAGCACTCAATTATTTAGAAAGATACCATTCGATTGTATGAACAGGCTGATAATCAACGTGCTCTAAACGAGTAATGCCATATCCAATCGCTTTACGGTTTAAAACGTTAACATGACAAGCTGTTTCTTGGGCTAAGGAATATAAGCGTCCTGCATAACTACTTTGGATCGCTATTAGTGCAGGGGAAATCTCATTTTTGATGAACTTAGTAAGTATTGGAACGTACCACATCAAGAACTGAACATTCTTATCGCGTAATACTGTGTGAATATGAGGTTCCGTATCCTTGTATTTCTCCGCATTGCTGTACATAGCAATTAAGTGGTGAACGTACTCAACAGCCACAGGTATTACATCATATGGAATTTCATCAATATGCTGAACATTGAAACGCTGGTGAACTAATTTATAAGCATCGCTGTAATTCAAATGCTTAGTTTTAGCTACTAAAAGATTTACTGCATTGGTTAAAGGTTCACGCTCTGATTTGTGAGTTTTGGCAACTGGTGCGCCAATTTCTTTATCAAGAACATCAAGAACCCATTTTCGAAACTGCTTTGCTACAGAAGTACGTGCAAAGAAGGTGATTAAATGGCAACCACGAAGCGAGAAAACACGAATAGTTTTTTCTAAATTTTCGGTTTTCTTCGAGAGCCTCAAATTGAGGTTCTCGACGGAACAGCTTGAATTAACAACACTCACTTTGAGGGTCGTTGTCATATCACTTGCGAACTCATCTTTATTTCGTTCATAGATTTGAGTAACCGCATTTGATTTTTCATAACCAAGTGCTTTAGCTAATTCACTAGCCGAAAGCCAGATCTGGTTATTATGTTGTACAGGTGAAAAGTTCACTTCATTAAAGGTTAGTGCTAAACTTGTCATGTTGATTTTCCTTAGTCGGGGAATGATACAAAACCCTGTTTGATGTGAGAGTCGGCAGGGTTTATTTTTTTTAAGCTTGATGATTTGAACGCTTTAGTAACCATTCTTCAATAAGAAGGTTTACTTGAGCTGTTAGGCTTCGATGCTCTTTTTCAGTTTCAATTTTTAATTTATCTAGAGTATCTTCTGGAACGCGGATATTAATCTGAGGGTCTTTTCTAGCCATTTTTAATCCCAATGTATAACGGTGATATATTTATATAACGGTGATGCTATTGTGTCAAGCACCGTAATACTATTATTCTTATAAAAAGTTTTTTGAGCTTCAAAGTGATGTCTAGAGCAGACCCGCAAATCAATATTCGAGTGCCTATAGAGTTGAAGAAAGAAATAGAGCATGCAGCTATTGAAAATAGTAGGTCGCTTAATGCAGAAGTTGTTCATAGGCTGCAAGACAGTTTGAGTAGAGTGAAGGTTAATAAATCTGAACTCACTACTGAGGAACTTATGGAAGAGCTTTCTAAAAGGTTTGGTGGGTTGAATGTAAAAATTACTCCTAGTGAAGAATAATAAATAGAGCAACAATATAGATGGCTAAACAAAGAAGGCTTCTTAAAACTCCGCCAGAAAAATTGCATGAACTTCTACAAATGCAAAAATTTATTGATGAAGAAATCATCATGGAGTTAAGTGCGGACCGGACAACAGCATCCTACAGAACAAGGGTGGTCATGGATGAACTGATGACAACTATCCCTGGGTTGGAGTTGAAACTAATATCCAACAGAAGCCCAAATGGATTCGTTTATCACAGTTTTTCTTTAATATTTAATGTTATCAACCACTCAGATGTTTTTGCACAACTTGAGATTGAACCCAGCGACAAGTTGAGTCATCGCAATGAGGATGGTTCAGAAATTTATGGTGCTCATTGGTATATAATTGGAGAAACGACCAAAGTTAAGGATGATGAATCGTTTGATTGGTATAATTGGTTTAAAGAATTTAGAATTAAGACCAATTTAACTATTTTTGGTCAGTGTCATCAACCATTTGAAGGAGAGCTTATATGAGTAATGTTGCTAGCATTATCCAGTCATTGGGCTCTGAGTGCTTTGATAAAGACAAGGAGTGGCTGGGAGTAACTACACCACACTTTTTTGCTGATGGTCGACCTTCAACCTATTATATTAAGACCTCTAAAGATCGTGTTTGGATTCGTGATGTTGGTTTAAACATGAGAATGTTTGCAGATAATTTGCCAATGCCAGACAAGGCAAGGGAAATTATAAAACGTCAAATCAACCAAACTTCAGACAGCATTCTGTTTAATGGAACTGAATTGCAGATCGAGGCTTCTATCGCGGAACTCAAACCAGCGATAAGTGCTATGCTTGGCCTATTATCTCGAATTACATCATATTGCCCTAGCTCTTCTGAAGAACAATCTTTTGATGAGGTTGTGACTAAGATTAAGGGCTTCTTATTTTTGCAATATGGAAGCGCCTTGGAGCAAAATATTGATGTACTTGGTGCCTCAGGAGCTAAACACCATTTTGCTTTTAAAGCAGGATCAAAATTTATTGATGTGTGTGAACCAACCTCTGAAAATACAGGGAAGCTACTGAGAAAAGGTTTAGACCTCTCCAATTTTGTGGAAAATCTATCATTACAAGTTTTTATGGATGATAGAGAAAAGAGTAAAGCCTTTAAAAGAGAAGCAGAGATATTGTCAAATCTGTACGCTGTAACGCCGATCAGTAGAGTTTTGAACCTAACCTCCTAACGAACCGAAACCTGTGCTATAAATACCCTCAAATATGAGGGTATTTTTATGAAAAAGATTATTTTATTGGGGTTATTGCTTTGTTCAGTGGCTAGCGCGGAGGATCGGCTTGAAGAACTTGGGTCCTCTTTATCAAAAAAAATATATGTTTATGAGGACGAAAATGGCAGCACGTTGTTAACTGCTAAAGAGTCTAGTGATCAGCAACTACAAAAAGTTAAAACAATAAATATGGAAAACAACTTACTAGATTGGAAAATCAATTGCACCAAGGACCGGTTTAATGGGGTTAAATCATGCAGCTTAAATAAAGCCTATAGAGATGTAATGGTAACTATAATAGAGGGTAGATATGGGGTTTATATTGGTCGCAACCACTTCCCAAGATCATTGAGCGCAATAAAGATCGATGAAAATGCCCCAATCTCAGGGTATGAAGGAGTGAGCAAAACCCCATTGAAGGTAATTGAGCAGATGAAAAAAGGCAAGATAGCCTACACAAGATATAAGGAATGGCCTTATGAGTACAATAAGGATGGTGAAGTTGAGCTTGAAGGATTTGCTGAAAAGTTTGAAGAGATGAAGTTGGAATACAAAGGTTTGTAAATTAAGATGAATATGCAACCGCCTTAACAGGCGGTTTTTTTATTGCCCAAAGAAAAACCCCAATGTTGACGCATCGGGGTTTTTGCATTTCCACCAACCGACGAAAGTAAGAGGAAAAATAATTCTATATGGAGCATTTTAAACCAATAGTGGAGCTTATGAAAGTGTCTATTGAAAAATATGGGTTGTGGCAAACAATACTAGCCTTTTTAATATTGTTTTCTATACCAATTCTAATCTGGAAATTACCAGAAATCATCGCAGCAATTAAAGCATAAACCGACCCTAAATGAGGTCGGTTTTTTTGTCCAATTTTTATAGCTCGTTTTCGCGAGTATTTATTGCCTAGAGGAAAGTAAAAATGGCACAAGAATCACGTCTCGTCATTGTAATTGATGCTAAAAATGCAGAGCGTAATGCGCGGAATCTAGGCAATGAATTGGATAGCATTGAGCGTAAAGGTGACTTTGCAAGTAAATCAATGGATGCATTATCTGTTGCGACACGTCAGCTTGCAGGTTATATGGCTGGATTGGTTACTGTAAGTGCCGCCATCTCTAAAATGGACACTTACACAGGCTTACAAAACCGCCTTAAGTTAGTAACTAACAACCAAATAGAGCTAAACAAGGCAACAGAAGATACTTTTAGAATTGCTCAAAAAACCTATTCAGCTTGGGATTCTGTTTTACAGGTTTACCAACGGTTTAGCGACAATGCAAAAACCTTAAATCTCACTATGGATGACACCGCTCGTTTAACTGAAACAGTGTCTAAAGCTGTTGCTATCAGTGGTGCAAGCGCCTCAGCAGCTGATGCTGCATTGGTCCAGTTTGGACAAGCATTAGCAAGTGGAACGTTGCGTGGTGAAGAACTTAACTCAGTAATGGAACAAACCCCAGCATTAGCAAAAGCAATTGCTCAGGGTATGGGTATTACTGTTGGTGAATTACGGTCAGTAGCCGCAGAAGGTAAAATTACATCGCAAGAGATTGTAAAAGCACTCAGAAATGTAGAAAAAGATGTTGATGCACTTTTTGCAAAAACTGATATCACTATTGGGCAATCTTTAACGCTACTAAACAACGAAATTACTAAATTTGTTGGTGAGTCGGGTAAGGGTTCTGGTGCAGCTCAAGTTCTTGCCGGCACTATTCAAACTCTAGCGGGGAACTTAGATGTTTTAACCACTGCAATGATGATCGGTGGTGCATATTGGCTTGGAACCTACATTCCTGCAATTTATGCCTCAGGTGTTGCTGTAGTTGCAAAAACAAAGGAATTAGCGGTTCAAACCGTAACGCAGTATGCTGCAATTCAAGCCGAGCGCGCTGCTGCTGCTCAACAAGTAATTAGCACTCAAGCCGTTGTTGCAAATACTCAAGCAACTTTAGCTGCGATTGCTGCTGAGAAAGCTCTAGAAGTACAGCGCCTTAAATCTCAAATTACTGAGAAGGGGCGTACAGCGACTTTAACTCGAATGGCTGAGCTTAAGAAGATTGAGGCTCAAGTCACAAGAGAATTGGCTGTAGCTGAGGAGGCTCTGGCAGTAGCTCAATCGAGATCAGCTGCTGCGGGCGCTGCTACTGTAGGAATTGGTTCACGCCTTTTAGGTTTACTTGGTGGTCCAGTTGGTATTGGTATTACAGTTGCAAGTTTAGCAGCCGGATATCTTTTAATGCGTGACAATGGCGATAAAGCCAATGACATGCTTGAGAAGCAATCACGTTATGCAAGCATGGCAGCTGATGAACTCATGAAGCTTGAAGGTGCACAAAAGCGAGCAGCGGAAGATGAACTGACAAAGCAACTAAGTTTACAGAATGCTCAACTATCTAAATCTCAGAACGAGTTCTTGTTACTTACTCAGTCTATCACTGACAACAATAAGCAAAGTGCTGAAGCTTATCGAATATGGGCAGAATTAAAAACTGGCGTTATTGATGTAAACCAAGCTTTCAATAGATTAAATCAACTTTCATTCATCAGTTCGGATCAAATTAACCAGCTGGCTGATAGCAAGAAGAAAGTAGATGAAAACACGAAAGCTGTGAAGCAAACAAACTCTGAGTTAAATCAGGTTCGTACTTCTGGTGCTAATGCAAAAGCAGGTTTTAATGATGTTAGTCAAGGGGCTAAGGGGGCGGGTCAAGATGTATCTGAACTAAATAAAAAGCTTCAAGATTTACAAAAAACATATGCTCAGAAAAATCTAGATACTGATTTTTTAACGATCAACATTAAAAGTCATGGACTGGAAATGGGTAAGGCGTTATCAGATTTTTACGATAACAACAAAATCCCTAAAACTCGCAGTTTAACTAAAGATGAATGGGCAATATTCCAGAAAAACTTTGATAAGGTTCAAGAACTCAAAAAACTTGAAGAGGATATAGCTGATTCTAAGAGACAGCAAACCAAGGAACTTGAGAAGCAGCAAAAAGTACTTTCAGTTAATGCCAAAGTTCAGGCAAATGCTGCTAAATATGGATTTGCAAGTATTGAATCAAAGTACAATTTGCCAGCCGGCACATTGTCAGCGCTTCATATGATCGAGTCACGCGGTAATGCTAAGGCCTATAACAAATCAACTGGGGCAACTGGTGGATTCCAATTTCTGGAAGGCACAGCTAAGCAATATGGCGTGAAGGACCGTACTGATTTAGCACAATCTGCCGAGGGTGCTGGTAAGTACATGGCTTATCTATTAAAGCTCTTTAAGGGAGATTTGGAGAAGGCTGTACGTGCTTATCATGCTGGTGAAGGTAATGTTCAAAAGGGTAAGGGTATTGGCAAATACAACAACCAATACTGGAAAGACTTTCAGGGCTATATGGCTGGTATTAATGGCTATACTGCTGGGGATATCACCTCTAAAGACTTTGACAAGCTTATTCAAGATGCCACCAAAATGGCAGAAGAACAGGCAAAAATACGTCTTCAGCTAGAAAACGATGTTGCCAATGAAGTCACTAAGATTAGAAATGATCTTGCCAAGAAGCTGGAAGACGTTGATAAAGCCAACTTTACTCCAGAACGCAAAGCAGAAATTAAGGCAGAACTTCAAGCGCGTGCTGACAATGATATTGCCATAGCTCAACAAGCTCTTAAAACAAAGCTTGATGACTATAAACAGTTCAACATGACTGAAGAGCAATTACTTAAGGAGAGTTTTGACCGCAAGAAGTTTAATGCAGCTCATGATATTGAATTAAGTAAAGATCAGCGTGATGAAGCTATTAAATATCTGGATCAGCAATATCAGCATGAGTTGGAGTTGATCAACCTCACAAAGGCTGCACGTCAATCTGCATATGATCAAGCCAATTTAAAGGCTTTGCAGGAGTTAAAACAGGAACGTGACATTTTGGCAGCGCCAATAGGGCAAAGAGCTGGACTTTCTTTGCAATTTGGAGAAAGAAATGCTCTTTCTGAAAACGACGCCACTCTTATTAATAAGGGTGACGAGGCTAAAATGAAGCTCAAGCAGGAAGAAATTGATCAGCTTGAATACAACAAGAGGATTGAAGATGCGGTCAGGATCCATGAGGAGACCAAGCATAAGATACAAGAGGAATATGCACAGAAATATCAAGATTTGCAGAAGGGTCAATATGAATCTCAGTTGCAAATCTGGTCCAGTCTTTTAAATCAAGGACAATCTGTGTGGTCTAATTTAACTCAATCAGTAAAGGATGCAAGTGGAGAACAATCCAAGCGATATAAAACTATGTTTGCTATGCAGCAAGCATTTGCTATTGCATCAACGATTGTTTCTGCGCATCTGGCAGCTGCACAAACTACTGCTGATATTACTCTTCCTTTCGTTGGTAAAGTCCCAGCAGCAACGGCAATCTTAGGCTTTGGATATGCTCAAGCAGGCCTTATAGCAGCGCAAACAATCGCTGGCTTCTCATCAGGCGGCTATACAGGCAACATGGGCCGAACTGATGTTGCTGGTGTGGTTCATGGTCAGGAATATGTACTTAATGCCGCAGCTACTAAGCGAGTTGGCGTAGATACATTGAATGCCATTAACTCAGGGCAAAGTCTTGAGAAGGCTTCTTCTAATCAACCTATTGTGAATATCTATAACTTGCCGGGGCAGACGGCTGACGTGACTAGAAATGATGATGGTTCATTAGATGTTCGCATTAGGCAGATTGCTGGAGAAGTTGCGGAGAAGGTCATGCTGGATGGGATTTACAATCAAAATAGTAGGATTGGTAAAGCTTTGAAGCAGAACTATAACGTTGCACCGAAACGCTAGTAGTGAATAGCCACCTAGGTGGCTATTTGTTAAAAACATTAGGGATAAAAGGTCTTTATTTTGAAAGGTACCATTCTATTGTATGAACACGTTGATTATCAACGTGTTCTAATCGAGTGATGCCATATCCAATTGCTTTACGATTTAAAACGTTAGCATGGGTAACCGATTCTTGAGCCAAAGAAAATAATGGCCCAGCATAAGCACTTTGAATGGCTGTTAATGCTGGGGAAATTTCATTTTTAATAAACTTAGCAAGTATTGGAACGTACCACATCAAGAACTGAACATTCTTATCGCGTAATACTGTGTGAATATGAGGTTCAGTATCTTTGTATTTCTCTGCCTTGCTGTACATAGCAATTAAGTGGTGAACATACTCAACAGCAACAGGTATTGCATCATATGGGATTTCATCAATATGCTGAACATTGAAGCGCTGGTGAACTAATTTATAAGCATCGCTGTAATTCAAATGCTTAGTTTTAGCTACAAGAAGGTTTACAGCATTTGTTAGAGGTTCACGCTCTGATTTATGGGTTTTGGCAACTGGAGCCCCAATTTCTTTATCAAGAACATCAAGCACCCATTTGCGAAACTGCTTCGCAACGGAAGTTCGCGCAAAGAAGGTGATTAAATGGCACCCCCGCGGATTAAAGATGCGAGTTTCTTTAAGTGAGTTTCCATTACCAAACCCCTTGACACTCAATTTGAGGGTCAAGGTCATATCGCTATTGAATTCATCTTTATTACGTTCATAGATTTGAGTTACTGCATCAGATTTTGCGTAACCAAGAGCTTTTGCAAGTTCACTTGCAGTTAACCAAATTTGGTTGTTGTGCTGCACAGGCGAAAAGTTCACATCATTAAAGCTTAGTGCTAAACTAGACATATCAATTACCTCATAGTGGTTGATAACTCGCCCCGTCATCCGCCAAGATCATCGGGGCGTTTTATTATGACATCAACATTGATATCACTTGACTATAATCTATAGTGATATTACTCTTGATGTCAAGCATTGAGGAAAAAATTATGTCGCAATCAGAATTAATCAGATTCCCTGCACGGCTTCTGCCAAAAATACATGAAGATTTAGTCGCATATTCCGAACAACAAGGTGAATCGATAAATACATGTATTAATGAGTTACTTAAGTTCGGACTATATTATGCTTTAAAGGGGAATAAAGAATCTCTTGACAAGTTTATGCCTGACCAAGAAAGTAACTTGTTGAAAATAATTCAAATCATAGATAAGTATTTGCTTGAAGTTGCAGTGGATGAATATGCGGCTAATAATAGCGAAGTATACCTAGAGTTCATTGGAAATCAGTTCAAAAACCTAAAGGATACAGAACGGAAGATATTATCGGATATTGCTTATGCTTTAGCTCATAAGAAATAACACCCCTAGGAGTCTGTATGAGTTTTTATTGCTTGTAATTTAAGCTCTTGTTAAATTACCCTCAAATATGAGGGTATTTTTTATGAAAAAAATTATTTTATTAGGTTTAATTATTTTATTGGGTGGGTGCGCTACTACTGCAAATTTCTTTGAATTAACACCTACTGGAACAAACAATCATGGTTACTGGACTGGTGCTCACAATAATGTTTCTGTTGCAACTTTAAAGTTAAATCAAGATGGTACAGGTGTTATTTGCCAAGATTATCAAGGTGAAGCAAGAGTACAATCGATAAAGAAAGTTGGTAATAAAGTTTATACACAAGATGGCTCATTTTGGACTGTTAAAAATGAAACCAATAAAAATCTTGAATTAGCTTACGGAGTTGGTGGCAGCTACAAGTTAATTAAAGATGACCAGAAAACTAATATTTCACCAGCCTGTAAGGCTAAATTAGACTAAAAAAGTTGTATCAAAAAGCCCGACCAAGTGTCGGGTTTTCTATTTCTGAACTCGGAAAAACCGACGGAGGAACTAAAAGATTGAAGGATTTAAAATCCTAAATAAGCAAAAACCCCAGTGTTGACGCACTGAGGTTTTTTTAAATCAACTTAACCAGAGCAAGATTAAGGAGAAAACAAATCTATATGGAGCATTTTAAACCAATAGTGGAGTTAATGAAAGTGTGTATTGAAAAACATGGGTTATGGCAGACCATTATTGCCTTTATGATCCTATTCTCGGTGCCAATAGTACTTTGGAAACTACCTGAAATTATCGCAGCAATTAAAGCTTAAAACCGACCCACTTAGAGGTCGGTTTTTTATGGGGCTAATATGAACACATTAAAATACTGCTCAACACAAGAGGGTTACTCGGCTAGTTTGAAGAGTGGAGTAATCTCCCAAGAGTTAGATGGTGGCGCACCACGTTCACGAAGAGGACTAAAAAATGGGTATCACACTGTCAATGTTCAATGGAAGGTGCTTGAAGGTGGCTTTCAATATCTTGATGCGTTCTATAACGTTTGGTGTGAAACACCAGGAGAGATGTTTAATGCTTCACTTCGGGTAAATGGACCAGAGTTCAAGCCCTATAAATGCTTATTTGTTCCAGATAGCTTCCAACTAACAAGTATGCAAGGACCAGTTTATACAGTTACTGCTCAGTTACGCGTTAAGCCAATAGTAGACTCTGAACTTAATAAGATCATTGTTGAGACTGGCAACGATGGGGAGGACTTGGCGTCATTAGTAAATCCACTCGAAGAACTGGTGAATGACGATCTGCCAAGAGCGATGGAGGGTATTTAGATGCCTGACTATACATCCTTCTTTTTAAACTCAAGCAGTGGTGTGGTGCCATTGGAATGTGTTGAGATTTCGCATCCAGACTTTACTGAGCCTTTCCGGTTCGTCAAAAACGATACAGAAGGTGTTACTGTAAAGCATGAGGCAACAGGGCCGGATATTCCATATGAATATCAACCTATGTCAATTCAGCGTTCTACAGTCACAAACGACCTTGACCAGAAGCTTAGCTTAACCATTGCTGATGTAGACGATGAACTAATTAAATCGGTCGTATCTGCTCGGTTAGGCACCAACTGGAAAGTTAGGCCATCAGTCAAATGGCGGTTGTATCGTGATGATGACTTAACTGCCCCAATGGTGTCTTTACAGACATTAGAGGTTGCCACTCTATCTAAAGATGGCTCTGGCAACTGCACATTTGATGCTCAGGCGCCAGAACTTAATAGCGTGAAGACTGGTGAGATTTACTCTCTTGAGCGATTCCCACTGTTGCGGGGCATGATATGAACCTAGACCATCTCCATAATCGAGTCTGGACCAAAGATTACACCTGCAATGAGTTCTTATGTGAAGCATGGAAAGATGTTACTGGTCGTGATCTTAAGAAGCGCCTAGACAGATTTTTAAATGGAAAGGGAAGTTTTAAGAAGCTTAAGGAACCCATTTCCCCCTGCATTGTTTTCTTCACAAATGGCAAAAGAAGCTCGACACATGTCGGGCTTTTTTATTGCGACAAGGTTTGGCACCTAACAGGGCGTGGCGTTCAGTACATAGATCTTGAAATTATTTCCATGAATTTTCGGGAAACGAGGTTTTATAAATGAGTTTGAAAAAAGTCATCATCGTTCCTGATGTTTATGATCGATCTACATGGTCAGAAGCTGATGTGGAGGATGTTTTAGCATATATCTATCAGCAGTTTGATGTATGGCCTGAAAACGCAAAGATTTATCACAACCAGATTGCAGAAAGTTGTGATGTAACTCCTAACCATCCAAAAAGAATTAATGCGCAGATTGAGCATATACAAACATTGGAAGGTACTTTCTATGTGGTGATTGAGCCAGCATGGTTGCAGTTCGTCTATTATGCAATCGTAGCCATTATGGCGGCATACAGTATTTACACTGTTTTAACTATGCCGAAGCCACAGGCGCCAACTGTAGGTTCATCAAATAACGAACTAGCACAACGCTCTAACCAAGCTCGATTAAATGGACGTATTCCTGATATCTTCGGAAAAGTCCGTTCTTATCCGGATTTAATTGCTCAGCCATATACTTATTTTGACGATGCAACAGGAAAGGAAATTGAATACTGCTTGATGGCTATCGGACGTGGCTACTATCAGATAGAAGACTGTCGTGACGGCACTACTGAAGTTTCAGGAATTGATGGGGTCAGCGTCTCAATTTATGATCCAGGTGTATCCATTGTGAATGGAATTCCAACATATCAAGTTGGAGAGGCTTTCACCGAGCCATCATTATCTGTAATCAAATCAAGCGCAATCAATGGCCAAACTCTGCAATACCCAAATGATCAAAAAATTGAGTCAAGCCTGATTTACTTTCAATACCCAAATCTAATTAAGACATCTGGTTCAACAATTGATTTCACTACATTGTTTACTGCTAACGATATTGTTGCCATTTATAATGCTAGATATGGTGTGCTTGATGTGATGCTATCAGGCGAAATCATGGTGACAAGTTCGGGTTCAGTCATCATTGAATCTACAACCAATATTGCCAATGAGAACACATTCAAAGGTTTGTTACTAACAGGGGCGCTTGTTGATATCTCTACAACTTCGGGTGATCCGCCAGAAACAACTGTGACCAAGCGAGACTTGTCTGGTCAGTATGTCATTTCAGGCATTACTAAAACTGCCATTTCAGGTGGTTTTCATTATGAGATTGTTTTGTCAAACCCAAACACAGTGAACTCAAATTGGCAGTATGTGAATGATGACTATACGCTTACATCTGGAGCACTTTTAAATAAAAACACTCAAGGTATTAATCTTGATGGTTCTTATACGATTGCGACAATTACAGCAGATACGATCACGCTTGCACCACCATCATCTGTAAATAATGAATGGGACAAGCTATCAACGCTGCCAAACCAAAACACCACTGGCCAAGACGTTTTAGTGCGTTTAGATGGTTCAACTGACAAGTGGGTGGGGTGGTTTAATATTGCCAAAAATGATGCCACTGGCCTGTTTTACAATCTTGTGTATCCGCAAGGTTTGTATTGGCAGTCACGTTCTGGTCGGCAAGATGCTCACCCAAGCCGCATCAAAATTGAATATCAGCAGATCGACAATAATAACGTACCGTTCGGAGCGATTTATTCAAATGAGTTCTATATTTTTGATAGGAAGCTCACGCAGTTTGGTAAGTCGGTCACCGTTGATTTTCCGTTTACTGGCTCATTCCGATTCCGTGTTGCACGTTTGACAAATGATGATTCAAATGCACGTGCAGATGTCAAAATTAAAGATGTGTTTGGGTTTTCTATCTCGGATAAAGACATTTACAACAATGTGACTGTATTGCGTTCTCGAACAGTTGCTACCGATGGCGCCCTAAGCATCAAAGAACGCAAGCTGAACTGTTTAGTGAATCGCAAACTACCGCTTAATGGCACAGGGCCTTTACAGGTCACACGTTCAGCAGGTCAGGCACTCATTAATTTGGCTTTAGATGAGCACATTGGTCGGCGAACCAGTGCAGAAGTGGACATTGCCCAAATCAATGCTGAGATTGCCAAAGTTAATGCTTATTTTGGTTCAGACCTAATGTCTGAGTTCAATTACACCATTGACGATGACAATCTAAGCTTTGAAGAAATCGCGGGAATGGTCGCTAGTTCTGCTTTCTGTGAGCCGTATCGGTTCGGAAGTCTAACCCGTCTCAAGTTTGAGCAGCCACAAGAAAATGCTGTCTTACTTTTCAACCATCGAAATAAAGTGCCTTTAACTGAAAAGCGCTCTTATACATTTGGTGTGCAGAAAGACTATGACGGGGTAGAGCTTGAATATACTTCTGATGTGGATGATGCACGTGTGAAGTACATCATTCCTGAAGACATCACGCCTAAGAATCCTTTGAAGATCACAACAACAGGCATTCGTAATGAAGCACAAGCAAAAGTTCGGGCATGGCGTGAATGGAATAAGCTTCGCTACAAATACATGTCCTGTGAGGTTGAAGTTTTAGACGAGTCTGAATTGTTGATTCGTAATGACCGTATTTTGGTGGCAAACAACACAGTTGTAGACACTCAAGATGGTGAGATTGAGTCAGTAGATGGCTTGATCGTTAAAACCTCACAACCATGCACTTTTGAGGCAGGTCACGACTACTACATTTATCTTCAAATGTCTGATGCCACAGTGGATATGGTGCCCTGCACAGCGGGGGAAGATAAATATCATGTAGTGCTTAGCCGACCGCCAGTACAGCCACTTGTTGTAAGCGAAGATCGGTACGTGAAAACTCTCTACACATTAGTTCGTGCTGATCAAACCGAAGCGCAGGCATTCATGCTTGAAGAACTTACCCCTCAAACTCAAATGACCAACACGCTAAAAGCATCTAATTACGATGCACGTTTCTATGAGCGTGACCAGGACTTTATTTAATTAATTAACAGAAATCCAAGCCCCTTTATCGGGGCTTTTTTTATGCTTGGAGAATCTACAATGGCAGACATTGTTACGCGTACTGAGCTGGAAGAAGCAAAAGTAGACTGTAAGGATTTAAGAGATACCCTTAATACTAAGCAAATAATCAATCCACGTTGGGGTGAGGCCTTTTACTCACTTCCACTAGCTATTCAAAAGATTATGGAGACTGGTGGGTTTGAACCATTCCTAACACAAGCACAACTTTTAGCTAGCACACCCACAATCTCCCCTAAAGCTGCGAAAGCATTAGATACAAAAAAGATTTGGTATTGGGGTAAGGATGAAGGTGAAACTGTTGATTCTTGGCATGATACAGGATTGAGTGAACTTGATCAGGCAATAACCTATACAGATGGGCAATTTAATCTAGCAATAAAAAGAGCAGTTTTTGAAACTTTATCACAGCTATTTGGACTGGCTAAATCAGACGATCCAACTAAAATTGGAGTTTTGTTGGACGGTGTTGGTCGTATCTTGTTGGGTTATGACCTAGAAAAAGATACAGGTATTTATGCCGGAATGCTTGAGCAAGTTGTAGAAATTGTACCGGGATTAAAAATTTACAATGATGGTAGATATTTGGGTCTACTAGGTGATTCTGAAAGACGAATCTTAATCGGTTATGACATGCTTAATGACTTGCCCATCATTGCGGGCCTTGATGAGTTGATCAATGGTGCGGGCGGCACAAATACAAAACCTGTTCCAGCCGAAAGAAACCATATAGTTGGATACGGACAGTCTTTAAAAACAGGTGCTACCGCAACAGTTATTCTAAGTATTCTTCAGCCTTATTTTAATGTGACATTCGGTACGGGTCCGCGTATGGACTCTGCTGCAACTTCGGTCATTCCATTGGTTGAGCAATTTAATAATCCAAGTTCAGACGGCTACAGCAATCGCGGTGAGACTTGTTGTTCTGGTGCTGCAAATTATGCAAGCCGTGCAATGATGCTTGAAAACGGTATTGATCCGAAAGATCATGTGATTTTTGCAAGCACTGCTGCACATGGTGGGTATCGTATAGATCAGTTAAAAAAAAGGGTCTGAATGGTATAGCTTTTTGATTAAGCATATAACTGAAGCAAAACGGTTGAGTGGAGATAAGACTTACAAAACGCAAGTTATTGATTGGGGGCAGGGTGAAAATGACGCCATTTATACTGTTCGAACCCCCTATGCGGTTTATAAGTCTGAACTTGCACAGCTGCAGTTAGATGTAAGCAGTGATATTAAAGAAATCACCGGGCAATCTGAAACAGCACCATTTATTACTTACCAGATGTCATATGCTGCCCGCACATGGCCTGATATTGCAAAAGCTCAATTAGATTTAGTTCGAGAAAGCCCGTATTTTATGCTTTCAACACCTATGTATCACATGCCATATGCAGAAGACAGCATTCATTTAACAAATGTTGGTTACAAGTGGCTTGGTGCTTATGTTGGTCGAGCTTATAAGCAATATATGATTGATGGGCGAAAATCAGATTTCATCAACCCGAAAGTAGCTCAACTTGTAGGTGATGAAATACACATTCATTTTGATGTGCCGAAAGCGCCACTTGTGCTTGATACGGCAACTTTGGCTGCTACTACAGACAACGGCTTTAAGGTTTTAGTAAATGATACTGCGGCAACGATTTCCGGCATTAGCGCAGAAAATGACAAAGTTATTATCAAACTGTCTAGCCCACCTGCAACAGGTGCATCGGTAATTGTTAGATACGCCCTAGATTACCTAGGTGCTGGATTATCAATAGATGGCGGTGCTTCCGGCAATCTCCGTGATTCAACGACAGACTCAATTGAAATTGCAGGTGTAGAAAGACCGCTATATCACGTATGCCCGCATTTTGAATTAACTGCATTTACAGATAAAGGAATTTAAAAATGACTCAATTATTTTTTCAAGCGAAGAACTTTGTAAGTAAGAGATCTTTACCTAAATTATCAAATGTTGATGATTTGCTGCCAAATCTTGAGTATGAAGCGTATGGGCATTGGGTGTTCGAAAACTCTTCAGCATCTCTAGTTGATAAAGTGAATAATAGACTTTTAGCATTGCAAAGCAGTGCTACAGTGCAACCCATTTACTCTGAATCGGGAGTAACAATCTCAACTGCAGTGGGTAATGCTCTTGTAAGTGATTTAAGTGACACATCAGCACAAAGTGTAACGCTTGCAGCAGTTGTGAAATGCAACAATACACAGCTTGCAATTCTCCTAGGAAATTTAGAACCGAATCCATCTAAAACGAGTAGCGGGCTATCTGCTTTCGTATCTGCTAATAAAGCTTATCTTACTCTTAAGCCAACCACCGCTGGTTCGGGGGGCATCGGGTCATTAACCCCAGCTTCTGGTCTTAACCAGACCACTAACTTTTTTATTGCTGTTAGCGTAGATAAAGCAACTAAAAAAGGAATAATTTACGTTCAACAAAATTCGGCAGAATTAACAAACGAAGCAGTTTATACAGCTGCTGTTTACGAAAGTGCGTTGAATAATTTTGCAGTCGGCAATAATGCATACACGGGATCAAATGTCCCGGCAAATACAGCAACTTTTGCAGAAGCAGTAATCTTTAATAAAGCTTTAACTTTAGATGAAATTAAAAGTGTTGCTGCACGTGCGAAAAGTCGAATGGATAATCGTGGTATTAGCTTCTAAGTAGAAAAAATTATCTGCTTCTTATTAAATATGGGTAGAACAAATCACCCACG